CATTCCGTACTTGTGAGTTCCAAATTATCTTTGGAGTCGGTGTTGTCGAGCACGAAGAAGTTTTTGATTTGTTCCGTACACATTGTGCAGAGGTTGTTAAAAATAACAAAGAGGCAGAAGGTGTTGAACACGATGGCAAATGGATTATGGTTGCAGGGACTGGAGCATGGAAAACGTTTACGGTGATCAACAAGACAACTGGTGAGGTGCTAGTCGAAAATAAATTCTACAAGGCTGATTTCAATAAGATTCTCTATAATCCAATTTACCAAGAGTACATAGATGCTCTATTTGCAGATGCTCTTGTGATGCGTCGTGATGTAGTGGACCATCAAACCTATGCAGGCGTGGATTCTGACTCCATTGAAGAAGTAAAAGCATTGGCAGCAAGCCAGGAAAAATGAACTGTCCTTTTGGACTTTGGCCAACATAGTTGGCGTGGAGATTATATGAAATACGAATCGAATTGGATGGGGCCACCCAAAAAAGCCCTTCAAGGAAAGCAGGCAATGATCTGTTTCAAAAAACTTAATGATATGGCTGTACTCCCCGAGTATAAGACCTCAGGTGCCTCTGGTATGGATTTATGCGCCTCAGACGCCGCAGAACTGCCCCCAGGGCAAGTTACAATTGTGTCTACAGGTCTAGCCATGTCAATGCCAAAAGGCTATGAGGCGCAAATTAGACCCCGTAGCGGGCTTGCTGCAAAATTTGGTATCACAGTCCTTAATTCGCCAGGCACCATCGATTCAGATTACAGAGGCGAAATCAAGGTGATTATGATCAATCACAGTGAAAAAGAATTCGACGTTGCTCCTGGCGATCGTATTGCGCAGATGGTTATTGCACACACATTACAACCAATGGTTCGAGAAGTTGACATCTTAGATACTACAGAACGTGGAGAAGGTGGATTAGGCTCGACTGGTATACAATGAGCAGTGATTCTATTAAAAAGCGCCTGAGTGATTTAAAGGATTCGATCTCTAAGGCTGAGGCCGAGCTTGAACAGATAAAGATATTGGCACTGCCATTTCCTGATTTAGTTGTGAAGAGCAATAAGTGGGGAGACAAGAAGTTCACCAGTAAGATGGTCACTTCGATGGCAGTTGATTTTGACACGGGTTATAGTTGTAGCTGTTGCATTGACAGTCCTCTTTACGCATATCCATTTGTAGAATTCGATGGAAATAGAGTTTACTCAAATCCAGATTCGATCTACATTGGAGAAAGGAACTGCTATGTCGAAGGAGAGAAACTATACGATCAAAGTTGTCTTGATATCTTAAAGGAGCAAGGCTTCAATGATGAACTTATTGGAAAAATTCGTGAGTTGGTCGTTCAAACACCAATATATTTAGGTGATAGCAACGACGATGAAGCTGAGGAAGATACTTGACATACAAGCTGGAACCCTAATCAAGGGACTTTACGTTTGTCGATCAGGTTCTATTAGGCTTTCGCTCGATGGTTGGAAGTATGACCAACGCAAGTTTATTAGAGGTCTTTGGACTTCATGCGATCGAGAGCATTTTACGTTTCAATACTATAAAGACAGTCGGGTGTCTACTTTGTTCGACGAGAGAAAGTTGATTCTTCACTCGCCCGAGAATATGAGCCTTTTGACCTTTCAGAAAAACGGTGAAGCTTTCTATCTTGATATCAACAAATGGACAAAATGGGAACAAATTGAGTCTGGCCATTGTCTTGGTATGTCTCTTGGAGAAAATTTCATTGCTGTAAAGCCATCGCATGCTGACATATATCGTCCTGACTTCTATGAGGTCTATCTCTTCCACAAGGTAATACACGGAGGAACTGTTAAATGGATCATGCTACAGTCCAAAACCATAAGCAAAAACTTGATCGTACCTAACCCCAAGACAGCACTTGCAGATATCATTATGGAACTTACATGACCGCCAAAAAGAAGATTAGGAAACTAGATGACTGCCAACAACACAACTGAAATCCCTAAGAAGAACAGACCTTACATTTTCATCGATGGTCTGAACTGTTTTTTGAGACATTACCTGGTAAATCAAACTGTTAGCTCGAAGAGTGAGCCAATTGGAGGGGTCGTAGGTTTTCTGCGTTTCCTAAATTATACCATTAACACCTTTGCACCTTCCAAAGTATTCATTGGCTGGGAAACAGGAGGCGGCTCCGCTCGTAGACGCAAAATCTATAAGGAATATAAAGCCAATCGAGGCAAAATCAAAGAATTCAAAAAGCTCAAGGCAGGTACTGCCTCCATGCGTGATACACTTGTGGCTGATGAAGAGACAAAAGTTAAACAACTTTCACAGCTCTACAAACTGCTCAAACACACACCAGTCTGTCAGGTCTTTGTAAGCGGAACCGAATGTGATGACGTTTTGGCTTACTTGGTGAACCAATACTATCGTACTGACCCAACTGAAAAAATTGTTGTTTCAAATGATAAGGATTTTTACCAGTTACTAGAAGACGACTCAGTTGTCATTTATAACCACGCCACAAGAACTGTCATTGACGGTGACAAGGTTTACGAAAAGTATGGCATTGCGCCACGAAACTTTGTTATGGCTCGTACACTTGTTGGAGACAATAGTGATAATATTCATGGAGTTGCTGGGGTTGGTATGAAGACAGTGCTCAAGCGGTTCCCCCAAGTAGCAGACCGTACTATTGATGTAAACACAAGCATGATCATGGAAGTCTGCGACAAGCAGATTGCGCAGAAGGCCAAGCAGAAGGTTTTCAAACAAGTCCGTGAGTCAGAAGATATCATCAAGCGGAACTGGAAACTCATGCACCTTTCTTCAGCTATGCTCTCAGCTAAAGAGATTGCGAAGATTAATCACATTGTGGAGAATCACGACCCTAAGATGGATAAAATTGCTCTGATTAAAGACGTGTTATCCGCAGGAATGGCAATTGCTTTCGATTTTGAGAAGTTCACAAGTGAGATGCGAATGCTAATGACCTACTGAGTCTAGGACATCTTGAATTTGACTCTTAGAATTGGAGAGGAGAGATTTAATACCAAAATGAAGGGCTGAAGGTAAGTCATTGATTGAATACCAGCCTGCGTCTTCATTTTCCCAATCAAGTGTTGGTTCGAACTCTTCTGGTATTACGCCAATGAAGTTGAAGAATCGGAATTTCCCAGCCTTGAACACATGAGCTGGTTTAAGTTCAATTGCACCAGAGTAGCCAAGTTCTTCTTGAGCTTCTCTTTTCGCAGCTTCCGATGGAGAGCTATCTTCAACATCGATCATGCCACCAGGGATTCCCCATGTACCTGGTTCATTTACATAAGCGCTGCGGTGAACGAGAAGAATATGCCCAGTGTCCTTGGCAATCAACAAGATGCCTGCACCACGGTTACCCCAAAACCGACTATCGTCCCCTTGGGTTTCATGGTAATCACCTTGAACATCTGGAACGAGATGAGTCTCGTCACTATCTTCGATTTCTTTTAGGAACCTAAAAACGGCCATTTCGATTAGCTGTTTTAGGTTACCTTTTCTCATAACCTTAAATACACGATTTGACTAAATTTTGCCATAAAAATAGTATCCAAATCATTTTAGTTTGGCTTGGAATTTTGCTTGCGAGGGATCTCTTTAAGCAACGATGCTCCGCAACTGTCTACTGCCAAACTCATAGGTCAAGAATGACAGGGACCTGTTTAAACACCTTTTCGAGGGTGGGATACTTTTCTCTACAGCAGACTGAATTAGGAGCGCTAAATGTCTGAAGAAATGATCGCAATTACACCAAAAGAACACTTCACATTCGACAAAAACTTCCAAGCGAAGATTGTTCAAGCACTTATCGTAGACCGCCCCTGGGCGGCACAAATGAATGAGGTTTTAGATACCGAATATTTTACCTCAAGGTACCTCAAGCTTGTCGCTTCAACACACCTTGAATACTACAAGAAGTATAAGGAGTTCCCTTCCATCGATCTCCTTGTTTCTGAGCTAAAAGATCAACTCAGAAACAAGCATGATGTAGTGCTTCTTGATCAGGTCAAATCCTTCCTTAAAAAGGTTAAGGGAAACGATGATCTTGGTGATCTTCCTTTGGTGAAAGATAAGTCACTTGATTGGTGTAAGCGTCGAAGACTCACGAAGGCTCTCTTAGAATCTGTAGACCTAGTGGATTCTGAAAACTACGACAAGGTTATTGAGCTTGTTAAGACAGCCATCCATGCTGGTAATCACCACTCTCCAGGCCTTGACCTGTTCGAGGATGTTGAGAGTCGATACTCTGAAACTTACCGCCGCACGGTTTCAACAGGGATTGCTGAGTTGGATCAGCGCAAGATTCTTAACGGTGGACTTGGGGCTGGTGAACTAGGTGTTTGTGTCGCTCCGACAGGATGTCATGCCAAGGGTTCATTAATTTTAATGTTTGATGGAACTACTAAAAAAATTGAAGATATTAAAGTGCATGATAAATTAATGGGGCCAGATAGCAAACCACGTAATGTTTTACGGTGTTTAAATGGTGAAGATGAGCTTTATGAGGTAGAAACAAGCTGGGGATACAAAGCTGTGTTTAACAAACAGCATACATTAGCTTTACAAAGTTCTGTTACAAAAAAACACGTTGAAATAACAATAGAAAAATATCTGTCGTCGTCTTCTTGGTTTAAACACACACATTTTTGGCAACAACCAAAAGTAGGAATTGAATTCCAAAAATCTAAAGATGAATTTTACATTGGTCCATACCTTTTGGGACTATTATTAGGTGACGGGTATTTGAATAAAAAAAGAGTTGAAATTACAACTTGCGACAAAGAAATTGTTAAAGAATGCCAGACGTTCGCTCAAACAAAAAACCTTAGGCGTTAGCGAGCACTGGAAAAAGGAAAATAAAGCTAATGGATATTACTTTACCAACAACGGTAAACATAACAACCCANTAATAACAGAACTAGAAAATCTCGAATTGATAGGAACTAAGTCAGGAACTAAATTCATCCCACATTCTTATAAAACCTCAACAAAAGAAAATAGACTTAAAATCCTCGCAGGTCTTATCGACACTGATGGGTATTTGAAAAATACCAGTCCAAACTATTCAATAACAACTAAATCAAAAACTCTTGCAAAAGATATTGCTTTTTGTAGCAAGAAGTGTAGGGTTGTCTGCATTTGAAACTGTAAAACATAATAAAAAATATGGTCGGGATTATTATCGTATTGTTCTTGGTGGACCAGTTGAAATCATTCCAGTCAGAATTGAAAGAAAAAAAATACACTTTAGAACATCTCCTAATAAGAGATGTTGGGTATCGAAATTTTCTATAACACCAGTTGGAAAGGGTGAATATTACGGTGTAACGGTAGATAAAGACAACTTATATCTTTCATCTGATTTGTCCGTTATAAGAAATTGTGGTAAGAGCCATTTTCTGGTGCATATTGGCTCACAGGCACTTCTGAGACGGAAAAATGTTGTTCACTACACGTTTGAGTTGAACGAACGAGCGATGGGTATTCGCTACGACTCACACATTCTAGACATCCCTAGTTTGGAATGTTTTGATCACAAGGAAGCTATTCAAGAGTTTTATCAGGACAATGCAGATAAAATGGGGCGCCTGCGTATCAAATACTATCCGACTTCGACCGTTACGGCAATGACTCTCCGTGGTCATATCGAGAAGCTGGCAACTCAAAATTTCCGTCCAGATGTAATCATTGTTGATTATGCAGGCATCATGCGCTCTTCCGAGCACTATGATCTTCTCCGCATGGAGTTGAAGAAGGTCATGGAAGAGCTTCGACAACTTGCAACCGAGTTAGATATCCCCTGCTGGACAGCTATTCAGTCCAACAAAGAAGGTGCTCAAAACGATGTCGTTGATCTGACCAACATGGCCGAAGGTTATGGGCAGGCTCATGTAGCCGATTTTGTCCTCGGCTTATCACGTAAATCTGCACAAAAGGCTAACGGATTTGGTAATATTTTTATTGCCAAGAATCGAGCTGGTGTAGATGGCATCAAGTATCAAATTCACCTCGACACAGCTAAGTCAAAACTTCGTATCCTCACGGATGATGAAGTTGCTGAGTACACAAGCGAAATGGACTCTGACGATCATTCCTTTATCAGAAGAAAACTACGAGAAATGCAAAAAACTCGTTAATGAATTTATACACTACAATGAACAGATTGAAGACAAAATAGTTTTAACAAACTATGACACAGCTATGACGGATACAAGCAGCTTTCAATAGGAAATTACTTGCTTTGACCTCCTGACATTCAAAATACTACGAGAATAATATGCACGAAACATTGACAAACAAAGTTCAGGAGAAAGTAACGAAACGAAATGAAAAACATAGCAAGAGGCATAAGGAAACACTGAAAAACATGTCTGACAAGAGTCAAGTGAAGTTTGACGGGTATGCTTACAGTCTTCTTTCAGAAAAGGTTTGGTTTGAAAATTACAAAGGCCCTGATGAAACTGTTCGAGAAGAGGTGTGGCAACGGGTAGCTACCTCGTGTGCCACTGTGGAAACCACAGAAAAACATGCAAAGGTTGTTGATAACTTTCTTAGGATTTTATACAACGATAAATTTGTACCTGGTGGAAGAATTTTAGCTAATCTTGGAATACCCACTCGTGATCAAACAACACTATACAACTGTTTTGTACACTCAGTCATAGATTTAGATTTGAAAAATGCCGACTCAATTGAAGGCATTTATAAAATGTTGACTGCTCAAGCTCAAACTCTTAAATCAGAAGGTGGGTATGGGATTAATGCTTCTTGGATAAGGCCTGAAGGTGCATATGTATCGGGCATTGGGTCGAGAACTCCTGGAGTTCTGAAGTTTATGGAGTTGTGGGACAAATCATCAGAAATCATTACTCAAGGCAGCAGGAAAATTTTAGGCGAAAAAAGGCCAGACGAAAAAAACAAAATTAGGAAAGGGGCACAAATGCTAGTGTTGGATGTTTGGCATCCTGATATTGAAGAGTTTATTGTCGCAAAACAAACTGCCAATCGCTTAACCAAATTTAATATTTCTGTAGGAGTCACAGACGGTTTCATGGAAGCGGTTATCAACGATGAAGAATGGGAACTAAAATTCCCAGACACTGAGCATCATTTGTATGATGAACTGTGGAGGGGAGATTTGCAACAATGGGAAGCCCAAAAGTTGCCAGTCATTATCCATAAAAAAATACGAGCCAAAGACCTGTGGGAACAAATTACTCGTGCAACTTACAATCGAAATGAACCAGGTGTTTTGTTTCTAGACGTTAGCAATAAACTCAATCCCTTATCCTGGACTGAAATTCTCAAAACAACCAACCCCTGCGGGGAAGTGGTCATGCCTCTGGGAGTATGCAACTTGGGTTCAATTAATTTGCCCATGTTTGTCAAGCAAACTACATCGGGCCTTGAGTTTGATTGGGAAGAGTTCAAATTAGTTGTTCAAACTGCTATCAGATTTCTTGATAATATCAATGACATATCAACAACTCCTTTGCCAGAATATGAGTTAGCTATTAAGGAAAAAAGAAGAATTGGCTTAGGCGTTATGGGGCTCGGTTCTTTGCATATGATGCTAGGCATTAGGTATGGTTCTGATGCATCTTTAGAATTAACTCGTTTAATCTTTAAAACCAAGGCCGAAAATGAGCTTCTAGCGAGCGCCCAACTAGGCGCCGAGAAAGGCTCTTTTGGCAAATTTGATCGTGAACGTTATTTCTCTTCTTACTGGTGGAGTAATCTTGCTATTGACCCTGACATTAAAACAAAGATTGAAACCATTGGTGAAATGCGCAATTCTCACCAATCTATGAATGCCCCTACAGGGAATACAGGTATATACGCTCGCAATGTTTCTGGTGGCATTGAACCTGTATTTAGCACTGAATATGTAAGATGGTCCATTGTTCCAGAGCAAGAACAGCGTCGCCTCAGCGAACAGGGCTTTAAATTTCCTGATGTATCTAAAAGTCAATGGAATGAAACTATTCATATGAAATTTGTTTTTAAAGGAGACGAGCAAATTTTGAAAGGCACATTTGACGGCTACGATTATGAAATCGATAAAAACAGAGGCCTAACAATTGGCACTCTTGTTCAAGATTATGGATTTAGTTTTGCGAAACATTTCTATGGAGAAAAATTTGAGGAGATGAAGGCCGCTGGCAGGTTTGGAACCACTAATGAGTTATCGGTTAAAGAGCACTTAAATGTTCTAAAGGTAATGGCTCATTATGTCAATATGTCAATTAGCAAGACGCTTAATTTCCCCAACGACTATCCATATGAAGATTTCAAAGATGTTTATTTGGAAACTTGGCGGTCAAACATAAAAGGTGTAACCACTTATCGTGCTGGAACAATGACAGCTGTTTTGGAAGATGTTTCAGCCCCCAAACAAAATACAACACCCGTTCTCGAAGAACATCACGCTCCAAAGCGTCCTGAGAAACTTCCTTGCGATATCTATCACATGCAAGTTCGTGGTGAGAGGTGGAACTTTTTCGTCAGCCTCTATGGTGACAAGCCCTATGAGATTTTCGCTGGGCGTTCTGAACATGTTAGTCTCCCTCGAAGTCGCAAAAAGGGAACTATCAAAAAGAACGGGACTTACAATCTGTACACAGGCGAGGGCGATAATGAACTCGTAATCAAGGATCTGGCTTCCGTCTTTGAAAACACCACAGAAAGTGCGTTTACGAGAACTTGTTCTCTGGCTTTGCGGCATGGTGTTCCTGTCCAATACATCACTGAACAGATCGAAAAGGGGGCTGATAAAGACAATGAGATGTTCTCGCTTGCTAAAGGTCTCTTAAGAGTGCTTAAACACTATATCAAAGATGGAACAAGAGCCTCTATTAAAAAATGTCCTAAATGTCATGCGGGCGGTCTATCTTATCAAGAAGGTTGCGTGATGTGTCCTACCTGTGGCTATAGTCGCTGTGGATAAGAAATACCAGTGCAAAACTTGGCTTTATAATCAATATATTTGCTGCAAGAAATCAACTGTGCAAATAGCACAAGAAAATCACATATGTCCGAATACAGTTTTATATTGGTTACGAAAATTTGGTATTGAACGTCGAACAGATTTTTCTGGTAAAAACAATCCCTTTTTTGGAAAAACACACACGGAAAAAACAAAAGAAAAGCTTCGAAGACTAAGATTAGGCTGTAAAGCTACAGACGCAGTCAAAAAGAAAATGTCTGAAGCACGTAAAGGTAAAATGTTGGGTAACAACAACCCAGCAACTAAAGCTGATGTGAAAAGAAAAATTTCTGTTTCACAAAAAAAACGGTACGAAAAAAATCCACAATTGAGAGTTGAACTGTCAATACGAATGAAACAACGGCTTAAAGATAGTAGAAATCATCCAAATTATGGGAATCGGGGAAGAGAAGCGTTTGGTTGGAAAGAACCAAGGTTGCGGAAAACTGTTGTTTCAAAACGAATTCGAACATCAGAGAAATATATTGCCTGGCGAAAGTCCTGTTTGGAAAGAGATAAATACACCTGCCAAGAATGTGGTGCCACAAATACCTATCTAGAAGTCGACCATTGCAAATATGCACTATGTGAGATTATACAAAAATATAATATAACTCAAGAAAATCTAGACCACAAACTTAACAACTGTGACATCTTATGGGATTTGTCAAACGGAACTACTCTTTGTCGGCCATGCCACAAGAAAACTCCCACTTATGCAAACAAAGCTAAATACTATATCAAAGATGGAACTAAACCTTCGCTAAAGAAGTGTCCCAACTGTGGCTCTCACGACCTGGCTTATCAGGAAGGTTGCATCACTTGTCAGGGCTGTGGATATTCAAAATGCGGTTAACACATCTTTTGTACTAATCTGCAATCATTGACATAACCGCCTTTGTGACAAATGTGTAACAAGAACAGGTTTTTTGCATCTATTTAACATTATGTGTGTGAACACACATTTTGACAGATAGAGGCCCTAATGACCAAAAGCGTTTCCTGGCTGCTAGGAGCAATGTTTCTAGTAAGTTGCGGAGGTAATCTCCCATCCCTACAAGTACCTGGTAATCCAGATAACTTAGACAATGTCTATGAAGCTGTAGTTGCACTTATACATGTAGAAAATGGCAATATTAGGGGTCCATATTGCACTGCCACCTATGTAAGCCCAAGGATGTTGGCCACTGCTGCACATTGTGTTCCAGTAAATCGGATAGAAACTTCACGAGGTGTAACGATTGTGCTTCCTGGCGGCAGCCATCAGTCTTCAATAGGGCAATCCGTTTCATTTGTAGAATACCACCATTACAATGAGTGGGTACAAAGAGCTAATGAGGATCACAACCATCCTGAGATAACTCAAGCCACAGTAGTCGGCATCGACACCGAAAACAACCATGATGTGGCTCTATTAGAACTTAAAGCAAACGAACCAGACGCTGATCATTGGCTTGAGATGAGAAATCTGGAGACAGACCCAATCCAGGTTGGCTCCCATGCCTATTCGATCGGGATGCCTATTGGCCAAATTTGGGTCTTGACGGAAGGCATTATCTCTCGGGTGCAAATTCGACAAAATAACACTGTCGATATTCTTCATCAGGTACGTATTGGTCCAGGTTCTTCAGGCTCAGCATTGCTTGATGAAGAAGGTCGAATCATTGGAATCAACTCAGCAGGATGGCTGAGTCGAGGTTCGGGAATCGTTTTAGGTCAGGCAAAACCCATTAGTTACGTCCAGCCTATGATTAGAGTGCTGGAAACACAGAGAGAAATTGAAAGACTTGACATGGAGTTTGAAGGTTCAAGAGCAAACAATGCATAAGTTGATTGACGGTATTGTAATTTTGGGACTGCTTTTGATAGGCTGTACAGCGCTGCCAAATCTTTTTAGTCAACGTCTCAGTGATAACCCAAATGCTATCAATCGAGCAATGAATTCAACAGTTTCACTTGTTGAGCAAACCGAACATGGTATTTCACCTCCACGATGTACAGCTTTCTTTGTTGGACCTCGACTTTTGGCAACTGCCAATCATTGCGTTGAGATTCCGCAGGTTCAAGTTTTAAGAGTTGCACCAGGTCTTGTTATCAGATTGCCTATCTTGAATGCAGCTCCTACCATTGGTAGTCAAGTGCTTTTTATTACCTATGAGGAGCATCTATCTCTTATTAGAAACTTTAGTTTAATCGCAGAGCCTGAAACGCATAGTGCGACTGTTGTTCAGGTAGATACAGTGGAAGATGTTGCCTTGCTTCGACTTGATGATAGCGAAGCTAGCGCCAATTATTGGTTTCCAATGGCTCCTACCCCTCCAAGGCTTGGAGAACATGTCTACGAGCTTGGAATGCCAAGTGGTCAGTTTTGGCTGTTCACTGAGGGCATGGTATCTTCTATCCGAGAGTTCCCAAGTGGGAGAACTGTAATTGTTCATCAGGCTCACGTTTCTCCAGGTGCTTCAGGTGGTCCGCTTTTTAACAATTTCGGACAGGTTATTGGAGTTACGACGTCATATATTCGAGATACAAACTACATTGGGTTTGCAACGCCAATTGATAAAGTCCAAAACCTTATACACCGACCATCAGTAAGATTTGGGGTACCAAGTATCCGTTCAACTCCATCTGCGAATAGTTCAAATGTGTGCGAAAATAGTTCATGCCCCTTGCCTGAACTCGAATAGTTAAAAGCGTGCAAAACACGCTTAGAAAACTTATAGAAAGCCTTGTAACGTCCGAGTTGCAAGGTGTTTCTCTATTTGAATCCTGGCGAGGGTTTTCCTTGAAGCAATTTAAGAGATTGGAAACTATGGCGCAAAGAATGCGGTACGCACGCTTACATCTTCCTCGTCTTGGTAGTGGTTCATCAAGAACTGTTTATGGATTGGGGTCAGGGAAAGTTTTGAAAATTGCCTCTGGAAGTAGTGGCCCTGAACAATCGGAAAATGAAGTAGATGCCTATACTAGCGGACGTGCAAAGAAGTTTCTTGCACAAATCTACGATTTTGATTCCAAAAATTATATGTGGCTAATTTCTGAAGGCGTGAAAGTTTTTGCTGACAACGATGATCTCATGGCTAAAATTCACCCAAGTGAATTGCTCCTTAACAAACTGGCTAACAAAGCTACCATGAATAGTTCTTTTGAAGATGCCCTTAAATCAGGTATTGAGGCTCACAACCACAGTTACAAAGAGACGTTTGCTGTTTTCAATGTACAAACCGAACTTCACCTGGATGACTTTAACGATCTAGATCTTGAACTGTTCCATAAAGTCTATGAAGCAACCAAGCTTGGCATTATAGACATTGATCGCTATGATCATTGGGGCATGACTGCAAACGGCAGACTTGTTATAGTAGATTACGGGATCTTCCGAAAAGGGTTCAAGAACGGATGAGATTCCTGCAACAACTTATTGAGCAGGAAGTTTACAAGGTGTTGCGAGAGACCTCCTACACGGAAGCTGATGTTCCAAAACACTTCTGGTTGGTCACGGACATCGATCCAAATAGGCCAGAGAACTCGCAACAACTGGTAGCTGGCGAACTTCATGGTGTAAAGGGCATCTCCGCTTCCAAACAGATTCTTATTGAATTCCTTGGCATAGCTCGCAATGCTGTGCTTATCATGCCTGCGAAGAAGTTTCTTGAGGTAAACAATGTCTCACGTGTGATGTATGAAAATCCACACTATCTCGTTTCAAAAAATCTGGCAGCTTTATTCAGATTGTCAGACAAGTCTCAAGACCAAGACTATGACTGGTCAACCGTTATTGAACTGCTTATGGACTACATGAAGTTGGCCCAAAAACAAATGAAACTCTCCAAGGACTTCGGTACAATCATGTATTACGTAGACTATGGAACACTGTCCCCAACTTGGTTCGGCAAAATCTTCATGGAGACAAAGCCTCATATCAATACCGTAAAAGAGCTGTCAGCCTGGTTCAAGAATACATCGATTGAGGTTGCTACCCAGCGTTCCAAGAGCCTTACAGAAAATGCTAAAAGCGTAGAGGTGGNTGAATGGCAGCAGTTGTTATTCGCTGCGCTTACTCAACTTGGTAAAGTATACAAAAGCGAAAGTGAATGGCTTGTAAAAGACGATTCCTTAACCATTCCTCAAGGTTCCACATTGCTGGTAGAACTGGACACTATGCCCAAGGACATTTCCGATGAGGCAAAGGAAATCTATAACAATCCAGATTCGGCTGGCATCATCATGGGTCGCACAAGAGATGAAATTAAACAGCTTGGTTTCATTGACTATGTCAAAAGTCTTAACCTTGACCAACGATACAACTTCAAGTTCATTTCAAAAAAGAAATTCGATGCATACCGCAGTAAGCTTTGGAGCAAAAAATGAGTCTGTTGGACCAACTCATTGAGCAAGAGGTTGCTTATGTACTTGATGAAGCCAGAACTGAACCAGGCAGGCCCAATGTGTTCTGGCTCGTCACTTCCATCGGGGATGAAGAATGGGCGGCCAATAATATGGAAGACCTAGCAAACGGAGTCCTGAAAGGTGTGGTTGGTATTTCGGACAACAACCGTATCCTTATGCACTGGCTAGGCATCAGTCGCAATGCGGTTCTTGTAATGAATGCAAATTATGTCATGCGAGATAACAATGGAGTAACAAAGATTCTTTACAATGATCCTTACCAACTCACTCAAGATAACATGGCTCTTCTTCGACGTATCCTAAATGCAAAACCTCCTTTGGGCAATAGGCGAATCATTGATGTTGTTTTGCGACGGCTTTCTGAGGTAATGCAAACAGGCGGCGGAAACGAAGACATACAGCTACTTGGTCGATTGCTCAGAGATGGGTATATCCCACAACATGAAATTATCGGACGATACCAAAAGGGTGAACTAGAAATCGATTCTCCAAAAGAGTTGGCCACATACTTTAGAGAAGAAGTCAATCGAGTAGCCGAAAAAGATGGACGGGAAAACATCCTTAAAATACCAGAAGGTTGGTGGCTTCCACTTGTCAAAAAAGCTATTGTTCTGTCTGTGCGAACCTACTCTTCAGAAGGAGAGTGGATAGTAGAGGATAAAGTTCTTAGAGCTCCAGGAGGTTCCAAATTACTTGTTGCCGTCGATATGACTCCAGATGAGTTTCCGCCCGAAGTTCTTGAAGCCATAAAAACTGGTGGAAAAG